AAGCTCTGGAAAAACTCAAGGCGGATTCTGAGAAAGAAAAGCAATCAAAAGATTAATTAAATTTGTATAATGACCGAGCAGCAGATTCAAACAAAGAAAATTAAAGAGCTTGAAGAGTCCGGTTATTATGTGATAAAATTAATTAAGACAAATAAGAATGGTATACCAGATATCTTAGCACTACATCCTACATACGGCATTGAGTTTTATGAAATAAAAAAGCCAAAAGGTAAAGTGTCAAAGCTTCAGGAGTATCGTATAAAAGAATTGAACGAACATGGATTTACCGCAAAGATTTACAGGGGATGAACACTTTTACGAAATGGAAGAAAACTTTTTAGAAGAACTTGAAACACTACCTCCGCTTTATAGCGCTGGTATTATAATGCAATTAGATAAACTAGCCTCTGAAATGTATGAGGAGAATAGAAAATCTATGCCAAGTAAAAAATTTGGATTGGTTGCTGGAGTTGTAGAACTCAGAGAGCCCTTATTTTTTAGTGTTGAATATCTCAACAGTAAATCTATGCACCCGTTGTTTTATAAATTTAATATTATTAGCAGCGATCAATACTTAGACTACCTTAACTTAAATAAAACTATCACAAATGAAAACAATTGAAATAAAAGAATGCACAAAGTTAAGGGCTATCAGAAATGAAGTCGTTAATAAATTTAATGCAGACATAACAAAGAAAAACAGAACCCGAGAATTGGTGTATGGAAGAGCTGTATATTATAAGCTTTGTAAAAATTTAACCAGTCATTCTTTAACAGAGATTGGTTCTTTAATTAGTAAAGATCATGCTACTGTGCTGCATGGTTTGAAAGTGTTTGAATCTTTAGAGTTTAATAAAGATGTTTATTACATAAATGCTTATGAAGAATTATTGGAAAAATTAAAATTAAATTATGTAATTAATATAAAAAATCCTAGAGACTTAAAAACAAAGTATTATAAATATGTAAATCAAAACATTAATTTAAAGGAAAAAAATAAAAAAATTAGAGTTTTAATTAAAGAAGAATTTAAAGATATATTTTCTCAATGTGCTAAAGAATTTGGTTATGTTCCGCAAACTGCATACCTAAAACAAAGATTTGCAAAAATTAATGAATTGTTGAAAAAAAATTCCTAACTTTAAGTAGCATTGATACTTATGTCTTACAACATAGATGACATTGAAAAGATTCTAGGCTTCACGAGTTGGAGTAAAAAAAGGAAAATAGATACTCTTTTTGAAATCGACGCAGACCTTTATTGTAATTTAGGTAGCGACTCAAGTAAGACAGAAATAGAAAATGTGAAGAAACAGTCTCGTAAAATATACAAGGCTATAAAAAAAGTCGATGAGTATACAGGGAGGTTATTGTTAAGAGAACAGTAAACCTTATAAAATGAATATAACACCGCTAGAAAATAAGCGCATCCAGAACATTAACTTTATAATGGATGATATTCACGACTCCGTAAATCAAATATATGAAACCCTAGTCGATCAAGACTACGACCAAACACGCAAGTCAATACTGAATCTTAATGGTAAATTAAAAACTATTAACGAATCAATAAATGATGAGCTATAAAGATTACAGACCACGATTAAAAGGAGATAAAAAAATTGCATACGATAACCTCACTAAAAAAGAAAAAAGAATCTTGGTAGTAGGAGATCTACATGCACCATTTGAACTTGACGGATACTTAGAGTTCTGTCAAGAAACTTACGCAAAGTATTTATGTAACCAAGTAATATTCATAGGAGATATTATAGACAACCATTACAGTTCTTATCACGAGACTTCCTCTGATGCCCTTGGTGGTGCTGATGAGTTAGACTTTGCCATACAAACTGTCAGTCATTGGAACAGAGCTTTTCCAAAGGCGGATGTAATTATTGGAAACCACGATCGAATGGTAATGCGGAAGGCTCAGACCTCAGCCATACCTACCATGTGGATCAAATCATATAACGAGGTGCTTGGGACTAAGTGGAACTGGGTAGAGAGAGTTGTGTATGATAACGTACAGTACATACATGGAGAGGGTGGAACGGCTAGAACAAAAGCAAAGAATGATATGATGTCTACTGTACAAGGACACATACACACGCAAGCTTACATTGAGTGGATGGTAGGTAGGAACTTCAGAGTCTTTGGTATGCAGGTAGGATGTGGTATAGATACTACTTCATACGCAGCGGCTTACGCAAAGCATTTTAAAAAACAAGCCATAGGATGTGGCGTTGTACTGGGCGGACATACCGCTATTAATTGTTTAATGGAACTATGAAACACACTAAGTTAAATTTTCTGATTGTATTTATAATAAACGCAGTGATACTTTACGTTATCTTCTGGCATTTATTTAATTAGTTGTAAAGCCTATCGTATAAATCAGGATCAAGCTCTCGTAATTCGCTTGGAGAAATTGTATTACCTTTTTCGTCCTTGAATCTTATTTTAAGTTTACCTCTTCGTATATCTTTGTAAAAAGGAATCAAACCAAGTTGACCGAGAAGTTCAAATGAAATCCTATTAGTTAACTCTTCTTGAGCTCTATCTCTAGCATCTTGAGTTTTCCTGGATTGAGTTCTTCCTGCAAGTTCAGCTCCCCTTGTAAGAGTTTTAGCCAGTGGCCCGTATGGCCCTGCTAATATAGGTAAAGCGATTTCTGGTAGGGATTTTCCAGCAAAATCATCAAGACCTATTAAGCTATAAACAATTGAGTCATCATAAGCGTCATACTCTCCACCATCTCTTAAGAAATCTAGGTACTCTTTATTCAAATACTCAATACCATAATTAACTGGCAGCGCTGGTATATTACCTAATCCTCCTCTAAACATTAATGTTGACAAAGAACCTATAACCTGTCTAGTAATTACCTGTGCCACATCCTCTTCCTCCTCTTCCTCTGGTGCACCTAAAAACACTTCATCAAAATATTTAGAGAATGTTCTATAAAGAATTACATAAGATGACATACGTGCTAATATTCCCGCTAATAATTTACTTGCTTGAGCTTTTGATATTTCACCATCTTTAAGCATAGCTCCTACTGCAAATCTAGCTGTAGCATATTCATTCAAATTAAAGTTTGCCATAAAAGAGTTTATTACTCTATAAAAGTTTTTAGCAGCTTCACCCTTCTCATCCCTTCTAACATTTTTAATAATAGCATTAAATGGATTACCAGAAGTAATAAATTCAGCTACGGTTTTATCAGATTGAAACGTCGCATCTTTTATTGCTTGAGCATATTTACTATCTTTTAAATACTCAGAAGTACCATCAGCAATTTTTTCAAATTCTTCTACACTTAAATCTACATCTTCATTTAAATTATTTTTTACATTATTTTTAAATTCATTTGCAAATTTTGATATCCAAAGAGGCCTAGCAATTAATTTATCACCACCCGCCATAAGTAGATCGCTTATAGAATTTACTACTTTGTAAGTCTGCCTAAACCCCATACTTCCTATAATGGACATTTTCTCTTGCACCCTACTCTGCATTCCTGATTGTCTCATTTCAGATAAATTTAAATAGTTATTAGGATCAGAGTATTTACTATCAGCTTGGCCAATTATTTCTCCTAATTTATTTACTTCAGCAGAATTTAAATTTTCTAATATTTTTAGATAGTTATCTCTTGCCGTTGGTTTTAAATTTAAACTTATAGAAGAATATTTATCATAGGCATTTTGTATAACTTCCGCTGGTTGTGTTACAAGCATAGCTGCGTTACCTAAAAGTTCAGCTGCAAACCTAGGAACAGATCCAAGTAAAACCCTGTACCCCATTTTTTCTGCTTCTCTTTTTAAATTTAACCCAGGAGATCCAGCATCCATATAAGTTCTTATATAAGTTATCCTTAGTAGCTCACGTACTGAATTAGCAAGGGCTAGTGATGCGTCTGCTTGTCCTTTGTTACCGTTTTTATATTTGTTGTAAAGCTCAGATGTTAATGCTTGTATTCTTCCCACTTCGTCTTTCATGTAAAAAGAAAGATTCGTTTCTTGAGTCCCTCTAAGTAGTGAAAGTATTGGATCAAAACTTATAGGCTTTACACCTTCAGTCCTTTCTTTTTCAGTAACACCTTCAAAGTTTTCTGAAAAATCTTTTGCTTCATTTCTTACATCGACATCTTGTTCAACTGGAGATTTTAAAACCACTCTATGTGAATAATCATTTATAAGTTCAAGTTCTTTTCCAGATCGTTGAGAATTTTTAATTATTTTCTGTTCAAGTTCTGCGTTTCTTTTATCTAATATTTTAAGTGCTTCCTTTTGTGATGGCTTTAACTTTTTATACATCACATCAGGATTTATTTGACCTTTTTTAGAATGTTTTTTTAATAATTCAATCAAAGCTTTACCATCTGCATCAGTTAAAACTCTACCCGCCAAAGCTTCATCTGCGGTAAACTGAGCTAACTCTACAGGATTTGGGGATTTTTCTGAAGGAACACCATCAACTATATTACTTACATACTCTCTTGCTAATTGATATAATCTTATTTCATATAAATCTTTTGTTACATCGTTCTGTCTTCTCCCTCTTCCTAAAAATTTATCTGTCTTTGATTTTCCTTCATATCTTATAAAGTCCTCTGCTTTTTCAGCATCAGTATTAACTCTTCTATAATCCGATTTAAATTTATTATATACATCTATTATAGGTCTTATAACAGTACGATATATTTTTGTGCTGTTGTTTAAACCAAAAGCTTGATCTATTCTCATAGTCGATGTACCTCTAGCTTGCTCAGTTAATACACCTCTACCTGTTAAATTAGATTTTATTTGAGAGGCAAAATTATCTAAGTTTGTTTTTACTGCCTCCTCTGTTATATTGTCAAATGATTTATCTAAAGTTTTTAAATCATCAGTAATGTCTGCTCTTGGTTCTGCTTTCTCTGGCTTTGGAGTTTTTCTACGCTCTGGAGATACTATGGGTTTTTCTTCTGCTCGTCTTTCTGCTTCAAATATTTCTTTACTTACTCTTTCTTCTATTTGTTCTGGAGTTATATCAGCAACCCTTTTAATGTTTGTTTCAGTTATATTTAAACCTGTAAGATCTTGAAATTTGTTTTTTAAATTTTTTAAAAGTTGAGGAGAAAAAACTTCTAATGATCTATTAAATTCTGCTTTTGTTTGAAAGTCATTTATAAAATCTGTTACCTCATCAAGTTCAGGAACAGGCAAATCTGCCTCTTGAAAGATTACTTGCCAACCGTCTTCTAAACTTTCACCACCTTTTTCTTTTGATGCAATCCAGGTACGTTTAAAACTAGGAGATTGTTCAGAAACTTTATTTCCAGTCACAGCCTCATAAGATTCAGGTGTAAATTTAATACTAAACAAAACACCTAAAGGATTGAGAGCTCTATCTTTACCTGCTTGTTTTTGTTCTTTTATTTTATTTTGAACAAACTCTATCTCTTCAGCAATTTGAGTAGCATTATTACTTTCGTCTAAAACAACATTAGAAAATTGTACTTCACTCAATCCTTCTGTTTGTATTTTTTCTTCTGGATTTACATTTATCAATCCGGTTTCTATAATTTGTTTTTCAACATTACTTAAAGAATTACTTGATGGTTTTTTACCATCTTTAGTAATGCTAACAATCTTATTGTCTTTTATTACTACATCAAAGTTTCCTATTTTGTTTGTAGCTGGTGGTACGTCCTCCACAACTTCTTCTTCTATCTGAGTTCTAAACTCTTCAAGCACCGGCTGACCTTCTCCGTAGTCAAAACTTCTAGGGTTTGCTTTTGTTACTTGTGCTTCGTTTTTAGTTTTTACAGCAACAAGGCTATCTGTTTTTATATTTCTGACATAGTATTTACCATTTCCCTCTTCATCTATTTCTAGACCTGCTTTTTGATTTCTGTTATCAATAATTTCAAAATCTTTCTTGGCTTTTCTTGGATCTTCTGGAAGAGTGTAAGTCTCTACCTGGCTCTCCTCAGTCTCAACCTCAGTCGTGCCCTCTTCGGCTGGTTGGGGTGCTTGGGTTTTTTCGGGTGCAATCTCTCCGGTAGTGACTGCCCCCTGGGTGTCTCCTGTTCCCACTGCTGGGCTAGTTTGGGGTTGTTCCGATACAGGTATCGTCTCTGTGCTTGGCTCTTGAATGGCATCGCTTATTGTTTTATATTGTTCTTCTAATTCTTTTAATTTTACTTTTGCTCTTGGCGTTTTGTTGTCTTTAGTTTTAGTTATTTCTTTATCTAACTTAATTAATTCTTTTAATTGCTCATCGTTAGGCTGTTTATCTTTATCAAAAGTTTCTTTTATTTCAACTGCTATTGGGGCATCTTGCCTAGCTTGATTTACTTTTTCTTTTAATACAGGATCATTTACTATTTCATAAGTAATACCTGTTATAGCATCATAATCATTGCTGTTAATAATGTTTTCAATATCAGCCTTACTTACAACTTCGTTATTTATTTTATACTCTGGAGTCTTAGCTACACCAATCGCAGTTCCTATGATAGAAGGTCCAGCTATTTCTCCAAGAGCTTCAAATCCTATTTCCGCAACATCCATTTCCTGCCCAGCTACTGCTCGACCTGCAGCTTCTGCCGCTCCACCCCCTACTGCTTGTGTTCCTAAACCAGATAAAGCGCCAGCAGTTCTCCCTAACTTTGTTCCTACTTTTGCAGCTACTCCACCAGCTAAACCTCCAGTTATAGCATTGAGAGTAGATATGGTTGCACCTCTACCCAATGATCTATTCCTAATTCTATTTCTTGATTCATCATCTTCTAATACTGTTCTTATGTTTTCATCAGTAAAGTCTAATCCTTTATTTTGTAGCTCTTCTTTTAAAAATTCTGTGTATGACAAAGCAGTTTCAAGAGCTCCTGTCATACCAAGTATAGAACCTATACCAGCTCCTGCAGTAGATGTTATAGGGGCTAAAATACCACCTGCTAATCCTGCTGCTGCTCCAGCGCTTGCCCCTGCTGCTCCGGCCGTGAGTGAGGGTAGGTTTCCCATCGATCTTAAAGAGGATATAGCAACCTGCACAGCGGCTGTTGGATTTTTTAAAATTCCCTTAATAAAACCTTTTACACCCTTACCCTCAGCTTCATAAATCCTACTAAAGTCTTGCATTTCCTCTGAGGGAGAAAATGATTCCATAGTTTGAACGGCTTTTATATAATCTTGTAAAGTTTCGTCAGTCACGTTTGTTCCAGAAGCAAATACTTTTAATGCATCATCTACTGTGCCTGCTTGTCCAGCTCCTGTTTTCCATGCTCTATATAAATCTCCAAAAAAATCTGTAACTTCGTTTTTACCAAAAGCTCTTTCTATTGCTGTATCTTTTTCAGCTGTAGGAGTTATGCTAAGACGCTGGTTTCTTGACAACTCTGTTGGCTGAGAAATACCAGTTTCCAATCCTGAAACCATATCGGTTTCGTCTTTTTTTTTTAAACCTATGTTTGAGGCCCATATATCAAAATCAGAATCGGTTAAGTTTTGATTGACTAAATAACCGTGTATATTTTTTTGAATACCCTCATCTTGCTGTATATTTACAGACCACTCATCAAATGGAGATTTAGTTAATCCTTGCGTTGAAAGATAATCCCAAATATTTTTTAATATTTCTTCGTTCATTAGCCAAATTGTTTATCTTGACCAGATTCTTGCACTGGATTATATTTATCAAAATCATCTTCCATTAAAGTTCTAAACGAATCATCTGTTAATTTTATACCTTGTTTCTTAGCTCTGTCAATTAATCTCATAATTAAATTAATTCTTTCTCCAGGCTCAATTATTGCAGGAAATAATCCTTTTTGCTCTGTAGGTGCAATCGGTATAAATAAAGGTTTATCCATAACATCAGGAACAAATATTTTTATGGCACTTAAATCAACTAATCTTTCTTTACCTCCTCTTGTAATTTTTACCGGAGTTTTTTCTACATCAACAACAGAATTTATATCATACTTTTGTTTTCTGAATATAGTTTGAAAATTATCAACAACATCTAATATTTTTTGACCTTGAAAATTATCAGTAGTTAAACCTTTAACATAATTTTTAGCAGCTGTTTGAGTAGAATCGTCTAATACAATTATATTATCACCAGCTTCATAAGAACCTTGCGCTGCTTGCTTTTCTAAACCTAATTGCTCTATAGCTATATCTAATCTTTTTTCTTCAACCTGTAATCTCCTCTCTGCTCTGTCTTCAGCTCTCTTTTCTGTTTCAGTCATAACATCACCCCTATCAACTTCGACTGGTATAGAATTATTTATATCTTCTTTTACAAATTCAATAGCTTTATTTTGATCATAATCGTAAGTACCATTTTTTATATCATAATAAATGTATCCATCTTTACCTTTCAAACTTTCATCTTGAGTATATTGATAACCATTTTGATATAAAATACTTAGTATTTGAGACTCATCTCCTACAAATGATTCAGCTAATTTATCTATTGTAGCTGTAGCTGTTTTAGGGTTTATTTCTACTCCTTGTATTGTTGTTATTGTCGTGCCATCATCAGTCTGGTACTTTGACACACCTCTATTTTCTAAAGCTCTAGCTATCTTACCTTTATAGTTGTATGAATTTTCTTTTTGACTTGAAAGATTTCCTAACTGAGAAACACTTACCACTTCATTAGTTGGATTTCCTTCTTCATCTGTTTTAACCAACATCACCTCATCAGTTGCTGGATCTATGACAGCTACTGTATTTTTGAAATTTAACATGTCTTGAGCCAAAGCCATTTGAAAAGCCATTCTACCTGAACCCTGGTTGTCTGGGTCTTGCGATTGTATGAGTTTTAAATTTTCCTCCAATTGACCATTAAAATTATTAGCATATAAAAATAAATTATTGGTACTGCTTTTTAAATTAGCTCTACGATTATAATATTCTTGCTCTGATATCTCCCCTCTTTTTAGTCTGTTTAAAGCATCTAATGAAGCTTGAGAAGCTTGAGTAGTGAATGAAGCTATTGCGCTATTTAAATCTGTGTCAGCTCCAGTAGGCTTATCTATAAGTTGTTGAGATAATTCATCATACTGTTTCTGTATATCATCTCGTTTACCTTGTCTCTCTGCCTCATCAGCAGCTAGTCTATCATTAAAATTTTTTGATATCTCTGCCCAGTTAATACTTAGCGGTTCTTTATCTCTTACGTATCCGTATGCCATAACTTATTAGTCTTGTTCGTTAGGATTATATAAAGGTGTAAATGCTTTAAATAAATCTGTGGCTGTTTGGCCTAACGCTTGTACACCAGACAGCCTAGATGCCGCTTCTTGAGCTCTCATATCTGCAAGCATTTGTTGTTGCCCTTTAACTTCTCCTAATTTTAAATCAAGTCTTCCTTGTTGTAATTTTGCCAGCTCTTCAGCTTGAGCTTTCTCTAATTGAAACTGTCTTTCTGCAAGTGCTGCTCGCTGCTTAGCCAAAGCGTCCTGTTGTAAAGCAACTACTCTTCCAACACCTGCGCTTGCTCCTCGTGCTTCTCCCTCAGAGATTGCTTCAATAGCTTGAGCTCCTGCCTGTGCAATACCTTCTCTTTCTAAATTATATGCTTCCATAGGTATACTTACGCCTGACATATATTGTTCTTCAAGTATACGACCCGCTTCTTCAAAAGCTTTGTCTGCTTCTAATTGAGCGGCTACTTGATTTTCTCTTTGTTTTTTTGCATCTGCAAAACTCATTGCTGAACCAACTAATCCTACCGCTAATCCTAGTGGGCCTGAAGCTATAGATAAAGCTCCGCCTAAGCCTTGTAAAAAATTACCTGAGGATGCGGGTGTAGTTGGAGTTGAAGATCTTTGTTTTAATTGATTTTGTATACCCTGATTAATTTGTGCACCAGAAGGAGCTGTTATTGATGGTGTATAAATTCCTCTACTTTGTGTTGTATTTGCGGTTTCTGCTGTTTCTAGTCCCATATTATATTTTTTTAATTAATTCTGTTGTTATACTTCCTTTTCTAAAACCTTTATTTATAAATGTGTTGACTAAATTTTTATTATCGTTTGTAGCAAATATATATTTCATATTTAAATTTTTACATGTTAATATTAATTTATCTAATAATAAATTAATAGCTTCTTTTCTTTTCTCTTTATGTTTTTTATCAGATATTATCCATTCTACCCAAGCAACTTTAGAGTTTGATATATATATAAAACCTGCGCAAACAGGTTTGTCTTCTACCGTTACTATTAATCCGCCTTCTCCATTCTCCGGCAAAAAATCTTTAGCTGGAGGTGTCCACCCCCATTCTTTCCACCAACCTACCAATACATCCTCATAATCAGATGGATTTAACTTTCGTATATTAAATTCCATTCTATGCAAAGATACTAATTTTACGGATAGCTTTTCATTATCTCGGACTCTACAGCAAAGAGTTCAGTGGGTAGGGTACTATTATTTCTTAAAGTAAATATACAATACCTTCCAAGTAAACCATTTGATTCAGCCTCAGCATTTTTAATATACAATATAAATGGATCAGCTACTACTATTGTTTCTGAACCTGTTATGTTAGTGTCAACTGTTATTCTATTAAGACCAGCTGGTAAATCTATTTGTATATTAGTAATTCTTCCTGATAGTTTTACCGTTGTATAGGATGGCTCAGAGAAATATAGATAATCACCAACAGATACTTCAGAGCCAATGCTTACTAGTGGTGAAATAGAAAAATCTATTGTTAGCGTTGTGGAGACTAAGCTCCAAGAGTTTGCTCTACCTATTCCGCTCACAGATCTCATCGCATATTCTCCACTTAAAGCAGGAATCTCACCTGTCTTTCTAATAAACGCAAAGAATGAATTTTCTTTTTTCTCAAACCAATTACTATCAATAAAACCGTTGGTTTGAATATCGGTCTCAAGAGTTGCTTCCCATGATCTATCTGATTCTAGATTAATTGTTTTAAATAACTTATTCTGCAATTTCATTTCATTAAACACAGTAGTTATGTATGAGTTGTATTGTGTCCCGTAAAAATTATTCCTATTGTTATCAGAATTATGTTGAAATAAATTACCACCGCTAAATGAATAAAAGTATTGATTCATTCCTAGCATTATCTCCGGTATATAAGAATAAAAAGATGGCCAACCTTTAGCTGTTTTACTATATGTTAAAGTATACTCTGTTTCTACAGGAGATGGTATAGGTGGAACTATACTTGCTGGTACTGGCGTAGGCGTAGGTGTAGGCGTAGGTGTAGGCGTAGGCGTTGGAGATGGGCTAGGCCCAGGACTCGGGGCTGGTGTAGGGCTTGGAGTCGGAGGTGAAGGTAAAATCGGTGTAGAATCAGCATACCCACAATTAGTAGCACAAGTTTCCTCTGGTGTTTTCTTGTATGAAGATCCAGATATTGAAGTTTTTATAATTCTATATGGGGAACTTAAACAAACTTCTTGTTGATCTTCCTCTGGTATACTTATGTTTCTTTTTACACCATCACAACATTCAATATTCCACGAACATTCACCATCAACTGCCCCAACAGGACAAACCAATACATGGGTTAAACAAGACATATACTATTTTATAATATACAAATTTACAAATTTAAAACTTAAGTGTTTTAGTTTACAATCCATTCTTTAACAAGGTTGTAAAATGGATTGTTAGGATAATCGGCTATATTGTGGTTGGGAAAAGTAGACTTATTAAATACTGAATCCACACTGTAGTGTACAAAGTAATGATTAGATAAATCAAACTGATTAAAACCAGGTATATAAGTATTATTAAGTCCTATCATTTTAATTTTATGATTGTGGCAAGCTATAGAAAAAGCAGTCATGCAAGCCCACCATTTCCATGTTACATCCTCTTCGGTTTTAATTATATCCTCTGCAATATTTATTACATCATCAATAATTTTTTTTAAAGTTTTAGTTTGTATTAAAATAGGAACAAAACCTCCATTCATATATTTACCTTCTGTGTGGCTGAGATATTTTAAAATCCTATTGTAATTTTTTTTTGATTCATCAGCAATGTGCATGTGCCAATCTTCATAGCCATCAAAACAAATAACTGAATTTTCTCCAGGCAACATATCGTCATATTTTTTCAAAAGAATAATATCCATATCACCTAAAACAATTACATCAGTATCGTTGTAAAGATGTAGTAGTTCTTTTACTGATGAAAAAACATTTATAACAACACAGTTTTCATCTCTTGAATCAACATAAGACCATATAGGTTTACATAGATAATATGGAAGTCCATATAAATTCCAGTCAACTTCATTATGTACAGGGCTTGTTGTGTTGTTCTGCCTAACAATAGTTACTAAACTATTTTTGTTAGCCAAATTGCCATATATTTTTTTTTGACAGTAAGCCCAAAAGTTAGCTTTCCATTTATACCTCGGGTCAACTATTGCGTTAGGAATAAAGCGAATCATGTTTCTCTAAATGTATGGAATTTAAAATGATCGTCTTTTAAATACACATTTAGTTTTTTATCATTTTTATATAAAAAGTATTCTGATTTTTTATCCAGTATTTCAAACTCATTATTAAAATTAAACAACACTTTGTCTTGGTTATAATAAAAATTGCAAGAGTAATTTAAATATGTGGATCTATAATATAAATCAGTAATAAAATATTCTTGAGGATGTATAGGAAGCATTTCAACATTGTCATCTTTAAACTGGCTATAAAAATACCATTCCATATATTTATTTATCTGTATCATGTATTGCTTTAATGATTTAATTCTTTCAAACTTTTGCCACAATTCTTTTTTTAAATAAAAACAACTACTAAATAATGAAATGTCATCTGAAGGATATTTAAAAAATATGCCATCTCTATGTTTGTATTTTTCTATTAAATCTCTAACATCTTTTTTTAATTGAAAATCATAGTGAACACTAAACACACCCTCACCTTCTACCAACTTATATCCCTTGTTAAATTGGTCTATTATTGCATAAGCCGCAAAACAATTATAAGGAGTAAAAGTATGGTAGTCTTTATATTCAGATTGGTTTACATGGTATAAGTTATATTCATGCCATGTTTCAGGGGTAGCAACCGGATTATCTTCTACCCAAACAAACCCATCAGATAACTCAAAGGGTTCGTGATTAAAATAGTGATCAACTACTATAACTTTATATCCAAATTGTTTTATAGATTTTATACACTCAATTAAAAGTTTTAATCTAGTAGGATTGTCAGAGTGAGCAGTAATTAAAAAATTAAATTTGTTCATTTATATTTTTAACCATCTTTGATTTTTTACTGTCCATTTAATAGTTTTCTCTAGTTTATCATAAACTGCACTTGGTTTCCAGCCCATGTCTTCCATTTTTTCTCCACACAAAGCATATCTCAAATCATGGCCAGGTCTTGACGAATGAAAATCTATTAATTCATAGTCTAATTTTTTATCCAAAGTCTTAGCTATAAATTGAGCTAATGCCAAATTGTCAATTTCTTCAGAACCAACTATATTAAATTTTGGACACTTAATCCCTGTGTCATCAGGGGTGTTGGGAGTCTCGTTGTTTATTAAAAAGAAAAGAGCACTTGCTACATCTTGGGCGTGTATATAATGCCTACTTCCTGCTTGTGTTTTTTCAGTGTTCCCGTGAATCCAAACTTTTTCGCCATTTAATATTTTATTTATACACATAGGAATAAATTTTTCTGGATGTTGTCTTTCGCCAAAAACATTCATCGTGTGCGTTATTACATTTGGCATTTGATAAGTATTTTCAAAAGCGACAACAAGCTCTTCCGCTCCCGCTTTAGATGCGCTGTAAGGATTAGTAGAATTATATCTGTCATTCTCTTTATATTTAACCACTCCAGGAGCTGGTCCAAAAACTTCATCTGTGCTGAAATATATAAACTTTTCTAATGATCCAAGTTTTTTTGCATACTCCAATATATTGGCAGTACCCACTACATTGTCCATAACAAATTCCATAGGATATTCAATACTTCTATCCACGTGAGAACCAGCTGCTAAATGTGCTACATAATTAACATTACCAATTAAAGATATTATTTGAGTATTCAATGAGGCTTTTAAATCATGGTGTACAACCTGTACTCTTTTGTGACTTGAATTTGTAGTTACAACTTCTTTTAGTCTATTTAAATTTCCACTAAAATCTAATCTATCCAAGGACACTATATCCCAATCCGTATGGTATAGCAAGTAATCTATAACATGATGAGCTATAAAACCAGCGCCTCCTGTAATTAATATTTTTTTTCTCATTGCTTGTACGTCCAATCAGACAATTTATAGTGAACATAAAAGTTTCTAAAAAATGTTCCGCCAAAAGATTCTACTCTTCCGTGTTCACATTTAGCCGACTCATACAATATCATGTCGCCAGGCTTAGCATAAACTTTATACCACTCCCCATCATGTCCTTTAATATCTAAAGGCCAATCGTCTGCATTAGGTTTATTTGTACACCCGCAAGCTAAGTCTTTGTCTACAATTATTATTGATGAAATATGGTGAGTAGCTATTCTATCTACATGAGATGTAAGGGTTGCATTTCTTTGATAAGAACGTATACCATATATATAAGAAGGATCTAGATTTTCACCAGAAAACTCTTCGTGTATATTTTTTAACTCTTGATGTATATAGCTACGGATGTTAGGCGCATGATCAAAAGAAAGCATTTCACTTCCTCCACCCACAATAAATTGTTCTTTACCCTCAAAATGTTCTTCTGTAGTTTTATCTTTTAATAACCCATATATATCAGATATTACACCCCATACATTATCTGGACATTTTTGTAAAGCAAAACCTAATTCAGTAAATTTTGGAAAATCTTCTTGTGTTGAAAAAATTTTATCACCTACTTCTTTATTGTTATCTTGTTTTACAGATGAAGCTTTAACTATGTAAGACTCAACTACTTCTTCTGAAGGGTTTTTTTCTATACTTTTTTGATACATCTGTTCATCTCCCGAACCATCCCAAACTTTTTCTCTCCACCAAGAAGTTATTATGTATTTTTTTCCTTTTTTTACAGCAACTCCTTCATGAGTATATTGGGATTGAAATTCTCCATCAACTATATTGGGCCACCATAAACCCTTTCCAGTTTCTGCTTTAACCGTTTTTTGTAAGGTTGGAAAATTTGTGCCCCCACCCTCAAAGTCATCATTTAAATATACCATAAATGTGTGAGTTCTATTTCCTGAAACTTTACAATGTTTATCGTAAGCAGATCCACTAAAAAAATCATTATGAGGTTTAAAGTATTGTCCGACCTCGTAAAGTTGTCCTTGTAAAGACTCTCCATATTTTTTTTCTATACCTAAATAGTCAGCAATTTTTTGATGTACTCTACTTATTAAAGGGTTATCCGGACTAAGGTTAGATGTACTTGAGGTTCGTGATTCAGAAACAGCGGAGCGGTCTGTACCACCCTCTACTACCTGAGATCTTTCATGATTAGAATCTATCATGTTTATTATTTCTTTACACTCTTCAGGTGTTAAGAAGTTATTTACTTCCTTCATTTTATTAAATTAAATTTTACTAAAGTTATAAATAATATTTTATGAGTGCAAATATTAATTTATGGACATCCTGTACAAGATGTGCTAAAATTACTTCCAGTCCAGAATCTAACATAACCTCCAATTGCTATGTAAGTTGCTGAAGAATATAATGATGAACATCCAGCTGTAGTTCCGTAATAAGAATTAGCAGAACAGAAAGATCCAGAGTCGAAATAATGTGTAGCCGTTTTAGTTCCTGAACAAGCGCTTGCTCCGGATATTGTGCTTCTTGTTCCTGTTAATCCGACACACCCTGGTGATGGTGCTACAGGCACAGGTATTGGCACTGGCACAGGTATTGGCACTGGCACAGGTACTGGTACAGGCACTGGTGCGGGTGTCGGCGTAGTCGGTGTTGGTGCTACTGGTGTAGGGGTTGGCGTTGGAGTCGGCGCAGTCGGCGCAGTCGGAGGTGTAGGCGCTACACATCCAGCCAATCCACTACAGTTAGAACTTGCGAAATAATAGTTTCCTGAACAATTATGGAAACCAATATTAACCGCAGTAATTTCATAACATTGAGTAGTGTCAAAAGTTAAACATCCACCTATTCCTCCACCTGAACTAAACTGAATACCTAAACCTGTCGTAAGACCTGAAGCTCCTACAACTTCTACGTGATAAGTTGGGGATGTAGTACCACATCTTACAACTGAAATTTCTTGAGTCGGAGGTGTTGGCACTGGAGGGCTTGGCGGTATTGGCGCTACCGGCGGGAATGGTGGTGTAGGTGTTGGTATTGGGTTTGGAGTAGGCGGATTACAATTTACTACCGCTTGAACTACTCCTAAAGCAGTTATTAATAACGCATAATCAGACGATGCTTTTCCTTGTATGTTAGAAACTCCATACCATTGAAGACCACCGTTAAATACTGTTGATTCCGATGAGTTTGCATACATTATATCATTAACTTGTATATCAGCTACTGTAGCTCTACTTGTAAATACATAAGCAGGCGTTGATTGAGCACAAGCTACACTGTCAGAAACTTCCCCATCGCCCGCAAATCCAGAAATAAAAGTAGTTGGACTTTCACAATCAAAACAATTTACATAAGTATTGGAAGGAAGGTCTACGGTTGATGTAGACGATGTAGCTGTTGGATTAGAGAAACATAAATCGTTTCCGCCCACATTATAAAGAACAACATTAGGGAAAGTAGTACAAGCTACTGCTCTAAATATTTGAGTGGTGTTAGTATAACACTCTGTGTATTCCTTATATTCATAAGTTATTGGACAGTTTGAACTTCCACAACCACTTTCTACGGCATCTACTGAAGCAGTAGAAGTGTAAGAAGTAGCAGCTGTATCTATTATTTCCCAACATTTTGTTCCTGTATATTCTGGATTACTTCCAGATGCAGGCCCTGTAATTTTTACAGCCGAGTTCAATGATAAGGTTGGCGAAGTTAATAAGCCACCTTGTAACCTAACTTTATACGTTGTTCCCGGACAAGCATTACACTCTTGTATTTCTACATCCTGGAACGCTGGTGTCGGTGTAGGCGCTGTTGGCGTAGTTGGTGGTGGTGGACAACCAGTTTGACCAGAAATAACCTGTATATTCGTACAAGCTACATCTGAGCTACCTAAGCTAACTAAACCTGCGTCCCCACTGTAACGATAGAATATACCTGTTGATCCGTCTATAAATCTTTGATTAGCTAAAGGTTGAGAAGACGCTTGGAAATAACACTGAGGAGTGCTACTACAAGATATCAACCTGTAAAATAAGTTTGTTGGTGTAGGCGTTGTTGGAGCAACTGGTGCTACAGGTGTCGGTGTCGGTGTCGGTGTCGGTGTTCCAGGGGCGACAGGTGTTGGTGCAGTTGGAGCAACAGGAGCGACAGGTGTTGGTGCAGTTGGAGCAACTGGAGTTGGAGCAGTTGGCGCAACCGGTGCAGTAGGTGAAGTTGGTGTAAGTGAGCCTTGATAATCCCAAATCAAATACAATTTATTCCCTACAGTAGCTGGCATTGTAAAGTCTGCGTAATATGTATTAGGCGCTAAAGTTGCATTAGTTGGTATAGTTGTAGCTGCTGCTAATAAACTAGTAATATCTGTTATATTATTGCCATACTCAGTATTTGTTCTTAAAAATCCAAAACTATCTGTAGTAACATCAAAAACAAAATCATCAAAATTAATTTTGTTAGACAGCATTGTAACGGTAGCATTATCTGGTGGTATTAATGAATTTCCAGGAGTACCTACAATTGTTTGATATTGAGAAATAACAAACGCAGTAGTTCCGTTGGCAAAAGTTACGAGATCTGATTGAGTAGGAGATGTGTTAGTTGAATTAGTCCATTTAAATTCGTTATGTATAAACTGACCGGCATCAGAAGGGTTAGTGATACAAACACTGTAAATCGTTAATTCATCCGCTGCAGGACAACTTACAGTAATTTCTATTGTATCGTTTTGACTTGAATTTTGAGATACAATTACTGTTGCTTGCGTTGCAGAAGTAGAGTCTTTAGCAAAAACTATAGAACCATTTTGGTTTACACTACCAGACGTATATGTTATACCATTGTAAATAACTTGAATTGTATAAAATGTAGTAGATAAACTACCTTCAGTAATAAGTTGATCACCAGATTCTGATACCATATTAGAATCAGTTTCTGTAATTATATCTAGCTCACCTTCTCTGGGAATTACATAATCAACTGTAACTGTTCCTGTTTGCTCAGTAACATCTACACAATACACAAAATCTTCATTAGCTAATACTGTAATGTTTTTGGATACACCACAAGCTAAACATAAGGGTACTTCCGGTTTTAATATTGTGTTAGACGTTAATACATATTCATTCATGTAAGGATCATATCCACCTAACTTTTGAGTTGTAAAAGCGGTTGTAAATAAATCTCTAAACCAGCTTCTCATACCAGCTTCTGATATAACGTTTAGTTGTTCATTTTGCATAGATGAACCAACCAGCTCTATAACAGAACTTCTTTTAACATCAGTAAAATATTTATATTGCCCATATACCGCAAAACTTTCTGGATGATTACTTATTCCAAAATTTTCAATTCTTGCAACTTGCTGTCCTAAAACTTGTGGAACAGAGGTAAGTTGACCAGCTCCTCCTGCATCAGTTAATATATCTTTTCCCGCTAAAACATAAGATACTTTATCTTCTTGTAAAACAAGAATATCGGTTTTTCTTCCAAAGAGAATTTCAATATCACCATAGCTATCCTCCAGTGATTTGAAGTTTAATAATCCTAAATTAAACTCGTTTAATTTATTCACATTTGTTTCGTCATTAAATACTCCGCTATAAGTTAAATCTGCAAATCTGTGTGCAGCTTTATACTCAACGTTAGAAGTCGTAAATATTCTATTACCTAAATTAATAGGAGGCCCAGTTATAGCGTCTCTAATTTTATAGCTTTCTACACCATTTCCAAAAGAATAACAATTAAAAAATCCTGTGTTCACAACACCTCCTACTCCAGCAGCAATATCTTGATTAGTAACATTACCGCTATGGTTTCCTACAGTGTCTATAGAATAAGATAACTCATTTTCATACCATACATCCGGTAAAGATTCCGATGGTTCTGTTTCAAAAACTATAAAAGAGTCTCTTCTAAAAACAGTAAAAGTTATTTTTACATAAGAATTACCATCTTCATTATAATTTCTACAAGCTCTTGTTCCGCTTACAAGAAGTGAGTAAGTACTATCGTTAGTGTTTTGATAAAATCTGTAATAATTATTTAATAATAAATCTCCACCTGTAGCTGGGCTGTTTGGTTGACCTCCAAATGTTGTTAACATTTGAGATTCAGTTTGTACAGATCCTGCATTTGATGTAGCAATTGGTGTACCTGCTCCAGTCACTAATCCAGATATTACAACATTACCCACAGGGTCAGCTGGTGTTCCTGACGTTGTAGTAGCATTATTTTCTATTACATAAGTTGCATTGCTATCTATAAACCATTGATACATATCTGTGTATGTATTTTGTGCTATAAAAGTTTGCTCTAATACACTTGATCTTTCTTCACATAAATTTCCAGTACCAGGTCTGTTTTGTTCTATTTTCATTACAATACGAGAGCCTATAGGGACGTTAAAATTCGTAGGTGTTCCCGACACGTCTGTAAAAAAATCATAAGGAACAACAGGGTATGAGTCTCTTAGGTAGGCAAAACCTGATCTTTCCCCTGGGTCAATTACATCTAAGTCTCCCTCAACTGTATCTAAATCATTTGAATTAATTTTTATATATGTTCCACCAGGTACAGGGTTACCACTAGTAGGTGTTATAAAGTCGTCAGTCTGCCTTTCTTTTTCTAAAACTGTCGCATATCTACATTGTTGCATTGGCCCATTAGCGTCTCTTTTTACAATTAACCTATCTCCTTCTTCAACTTTTGAAATATTATCACCTTCCAATAATAAAAATGTATTATTAGAATTTGGGTCGTTTATAAATATATTCGCATAAATAGTTTCATAGGTATCTCTATCAGGTTTTATGCAAAACTTATATCTAGTAGCCCAACTTGGAGCTCTTTGACTAACAGGAATATTAACAAGTATTTCGTTTTTAGTTGTAGAGGCAGAGCAAGGTACGTTTACTGTATTATTTTCACTAACTAGAGCAGTAGAAGCTCTGTTGTATCCATCCATATATATTATACCTATCTCATATCCTCTGTTACTGTGTAAACTTTCCGTGTTGGCAATTTCTTGTATACTACAATCTGCTGCTGTAATTTTATAATATTGTATTACTGTGTTTGTACCAACTCCGTTTTCTTCATATTGAGCACAAGGAAGTTGAAAGCTTAATACATTACCTGCACTACCAGAATCAAGAATAGGTTCACCAACTGCAGGAGGTGCAGCGGTAGCAGATGTAATACCTGTTTGAAACACATCATATTGCGGAGATGTACTTCCTAGCTGTCCTATTAAAGCGTTGTTAAATATATCTGTAAAAGTTATACCAGTTCCAGCCTGTGCGTTAGCTACGGTCTGTATACTAGTTGATGTCCCTACCTGAGCAGCAAAATCTGAGTTAGCAATTAAATCTAATATAGGGGTAGCAGAAAAATAATCTTGTTGTAAAACATAACTCCAAGTAATAGTTGTAGGGCCTTGTTGTGTATTCGGTAATCCTCCTCCTGATGTATCAAAAGCAGACTCAAATTCAAAAGTAAAACTTATATTTATTTCAGCTCCTTTTTTTAATTTATCAGTGTATCCAGTAAAGTTTATGTCTATTTTATTATTTACACCGGTTTTGGTGTTTCCAAACGCAGTATATCCAACATTAGAAAATGTTGAAGGAAGTGAAGTTAAAGCTATCGAAGTGTTTTGCAAAGATGTTGTATAACCTAACTTTACGGTTGAATTATTAATGTCTTTTAAATCATAGCCTTCTACATAATTACCATACACCAATCTATTTTCCATTAATGTTTGAGCTTTAGCTACTCTAGGAACATTGTCATATAATCTTAAAATTTCGTATTCTGGTAATACTGTAAATATCTTACTGTTAGTAAATGTAAAAGTGTAATTAGTATTATCAGAAAGCAAAGATTCTTTTTTATTTATTCTTTCAATAATTTTAATTGTAGGATCATTAGCTTGTTTAAATAGTAAATCTATTCCTACAACTAATGAGCTACCTGAATTATAAGTTACAATAGCTCCATTGTAATCATTTACCATACCCTCGTTCAGATAACTATTTGCTGAAAATTGAAAAGCTTTAGGATTAAATGCTGGTTCAGAAAATTGAGAGGTAGCAGAATACTCTCCATTTGCATATTTATATCTATAAGCAAAACAAATAAAGTTATCTTCCATAAAAGCATCCTCTAAAGATGTTTTTATTAATTGAAAAGTTGGAGCTGCTATCGGCGGTTTTTTTATTACATTAATTTCTTCTTCCGTAAGGACATCGATATTAGAGGAAGGGTTAGGATAATTGGTGTTTATGTTAATAACCCTTGGATTGTTAAGGTTATCAGTAAAAAATAATAAATTATCTATTTTATTAATACCAGTTATTAAAAAGTTGGGATTAAAATTTAAGGTAGTTGCGCTGCCAGTTCCATTATTTATACTAATAACATGGTAGATAAGTGAACCGGTAACAACATTATAAGAGACAATTAAATCTAACAAACCTGTTGCACCAACTGTAAAAGCTGGGTCGTGCACAAACCAATAAATAGTTTCATTCGCACCATCTTCAAAAGCACCTATACATCTGGCGGATGTACTTAGTGGTGTGCCATCTGTATATTGAAGAGTTGTAACTTGAATGTTACCTTTTGTATTTTCTACTGCACCAATTTCAGATTCTTCTGTTGAACCTAATCTTACATTCAAAGCATCAATATATTCACCGTTTGGAACAAGCCTTTCATCAAGGCTTTTATTCATACGGCCTGCTATAAAATTTCTTTGAATGTTTGCCATTTTACTTTAACCACTTATCTTCACCTCTTAGATTCATAAGTAATCTACTTGGGTGAATGTTACTTAATCTGATCTTTGCATTTCTTAGTAATGCCTGCTTATCTTTCTTTGCTCTATTGACTACATATTCCTGAACTCCAAATTTACTATTTAAAATTGCATATTTAATATAAGCATAAACATATTCTTCAAATAATTTATTTACACTTATTTGAGAAACGTCTCCATTTTCCATTCCATCCGATATGTATTGCAGTACACATTGTTGATTTGCCATGGTAGAATCAAAATTAATAACACCAGCTTTTTTATCAATAGTAAAAGTAGGATTAATATTTGCTGTCTCTGTATTTAAACCATACCTAGCGCCAATTCTGTAATTGTATAAATCATTGTCATAGTAGTAAACATTTGGATTTACGCTTGCGTCAATGTCTTGATTTAAATATATACTTTTTAATGAACCGTTTTTTCTTTTAGCATCTAAATCTGATTCTTCAGTGTTTACATTATCATCAGCATCATAAGTAAACGTAGAAGTTGCAGACTGAACATAAGCAGTTGAAGACTGCACCTGAATATTTTCTACCAACTCTCTTAAAACATTGTTTTTCAACAAATACAATTTTACCCAATTTACAAAATCAGATGGCAAAACAAACCTTAAGTCGTCATAAACGGTAAGCTCTAAAGCTTTTATTTCTTTAAAGGCGTCATAGTTTAATTCTTGTATACCTCGTTTTGCGTGAAATAATATTTTATATCTATTTACATTATTTATTAATGAATGATTACCTGCATACATTAATTGAAAATTGTTTACTATATCTGTCAAAGACACATATTGATATGACCCCCAGTTAGCGTCAGTAGGAGTAACTCCATCATTTGTGTAATATTTTTTTTGATTTATATATGCCATTTTATTCTTGGTTTTCTTTTTGTTCTTCTAGATTTCCAAACTGATAAACATCTGTTTCACGTATGGAAACACCCGCGTATTGTAATATTCTCGCAACAAGATTATTTGTATCATCTATCGGAAGCTCAAAATCTTGAAAGTCTGATTGAGATTGATCAAATAAAGGTTCTCCGTTATAAAGTGTTACATAAGTCCATTTAGGATCTTTTGGATACCTAATGTATTGCGCTTGCACATCTGTAGGAGAATTAAATGTAGATGGATAAACAGTTAGCGTTTCTCCCTCAATTGTATAAGCTGGGTATGTTAATGAAGGGGCTGTAAGTATAGAATTATTTAACATTGTAATCTTAGAATGACTAACTGCTTCAGCTTCACCCTGTAAAACGCTTGCCCTGTAACATAATACTTTGTTTATTAAATAATAATCGTCTCCAGTTGTAATTTGAGAAGGAAGAAAATAAACATTTCCTGCGCTTTGAGCTAAGGTTTTTGTTTCAGAAAAAAAATCTATTACTTCTTCATAACTTTTAGTAAAGTCCGCATATCCAGAACCAGAAACTCTTGCGTTTTCTTCATTTATTTTTTGATTGTAGTTCATAAAATATTCGTCAAATATATCTAGCTGAGCTTGCTTTGCAAACAAATTAAAGTCACTAGGAGATATATATCCGTAATTATTTTTATTTATTACGGCAAGGACTGTATTTCTAACCGAATTTATCATTTGAAAATCTTTTTACAAAGATACATAAAATAAAAAAGCACCTAGGATTTAGGTGCTTTCTCGCTGTCGATAGTAAAGGAAGGATTAA